CCACAAGGCCCGGATTATGCAAAATCACTACTCCAATTCTCAGAGGAGTTTCCCATTAATAATGAGGAACAAAGGGATTACTTTGGTGTACATGGAGCAAACTCATTCGGATATGATAAGGTTTCATTCAAGGACAGAGTAGCGTGGGCTTTGGAAAACACTGATAAGATTAAACAATCTGCTAGAGAACCACTTAACTTTAGGTGGTGGACTAAAGCAGATGAACCTTGGACTTTCTTAGCATGGTGCATGGAGTGGTCTAAGTTTAGTGAAGAAGGTTATGGTTTCATGTCTCGTCTACCTATTTGTTTAGATGGGTCAAACAATGGACTCCAACACTTCTCAGCTATGCTACGTGACACAATAGGTGGTAAAGCTACTAATCTAACACCAGAGAAGGTACCTCAAGATATATACCAGTTAGTTGCAGATGTGGTACTAGAAAGGGTTAAAGAAGATGCTAAACATGGTGTACCTTACTCTAAAGAGTGGCTGTCCTTTGGTATAGACCGAAAGATAACTAAGAGGCCAGTGATGGTGGTACCTTATGGTGGCACACGTTTCAGTTGTAGAGCATACGTAGAAGATGCAATGGATTCTAAGATACTAACTAATCCAACACAAAACCCATTTGGGGAACATGTGTATGAAGCCTCACTATACGTAGGTAAACATGTATGGGAAGCAATTGGAGAAGTAGTTGTTAAGTCACGAGAAGCGATGTCATGGCTTCAAGATATAGGTAGAAAGATGAGTGAGAAGAACTTACCTATAATATGGGAGACTCCTTCAGGATTTGTGGTACAACAGATATACAAGAGTATGAAACCACGAAGGATAACAACTCATATTGACAATGTACTCATTAAACCCTCTGTACTAGAGGAGACAGAAAATCTAGACAAGCGAAGATCAATCAATGGCGTGTCACCTAACTTTGTACATAGTATGGATGCAACCGCACTCACACTAACTATTAACAGGTGTATAAAGGAAGGTATAAAGGATTTTTCTGTGGTGCACGACTCATACGGAGTACATGCACATTTTGTTCCAAGAATGGCAGACGCAATAAGAGAGTCGTTTGTAGACATGTATTCAAAAACTGATGTACTCACTGATTTTTATGATGAGGTGATTGATGTGATTCCAGAACTTGAGGAACCACCTGATCGTGGAGACCTTGATATAATGGGAGTTCTAGACTCTGAGTACTTCTTTTCTTAAATGTGGACATTCTAGGTTCAACACAAACATAAACACACACACACGAAAGGAAATTATGGCAGGAAAATATCCAGTCACCCCGAAGGGGGAGTTTCGTTGGCCTCATATAATGGAGGCTGATACAACATATAAAGCCGAAGGTCAGTATCATGTTAAAGTACTACTTAGTGGTACTGAAGCTGAAGACATGCAGAAAGCTGTTGATACCGCACACTCTGAATGGAAGAAGAAGTGTCAACAGAAGTCAGCAAAGAAGTGGCAAGAGTACCTTCCATACAAAGTTTCACTTGATGATGATGGTATGGAGGAAGGAACGGAGTTCCACTTCAAATTAAAAGCGTCTGGTACAAATGGTCGTACTGGACAGACATTCACACAAAGACCTGTGGTTGTCGGGCCGAAAAACGAACCAATACCTTCTACTGTAAAAGTAGGTAATGGTAGTATAGGCCGTGTAGCTTATGAGATTGCACCTTACGAACATGGTACATCACTTGGTGTACAATTAAGGTTACGTATGGTTCAAGTTCTGAAGCTGGTTGAATACGTTGCGAGTGGTAACGCAGACGATGTATTCGATGTAGAGGAAGAGTACGAAGTCATCGTTGAAGAAGGTAACAACGAGACTGAGGAAGGCCAAGCCTTTGAAGAAGAGGAAAAATCTGGTGACTTTTAGATCTGGTCTTGAGCAACGGATAGCGGACAACTTAACAAAACGAAAATGTAAATTTGAGTATGAGCCAATGTCTGTTGCTTACATCATTGACTATAAGTACAAGCCAGACTTTGTGTTAGACAATGGTGTTATAATTGAAGCAAAAGGATTCTTCAGATATAAAGACCAAAGGAAACACAGAGCACTACAAAAACAACATCCTGAGTTAGATGTGAGGTTCGTATTTTCTAATATTAATAGCCGTGTTCAAGGTTCTAAACTGACATGTGCTAACTGGTGTAAGAAATACAACTTCCTATACTCAGAGGAGATAATACCTCACGAATGGACATTAAAGAATGACACGAAGAAAAGAAACTAATTACATAGTAGTTCACTCCACTAATACGAAATCTACTGCAAACATAAGTATTAGGACTGTAGATGAGTGGCATCGTAAAAGGGGGTTACTTAAAATTGGGTATCACTTTTTTGTGAAACGTGATGGTAAAATTGAAGTGGGACGTAATCAGAATGAAGTAGGAGCACATACCAAAGAGCACGATTTAGATTCTGTTAGTATATGTTTAGCTGGTGGATTAGATAACAAAGGTGAAGTTAGTTCTAACTACTCTACTAAACAACTAGAGTCTTTATTTATTCTAATTAAAACTCTAAAACACATGCATCCTGACGCAAAAGTAGTAGGACACAGTGATTTAGGTGGTACAAACTGTCCAGCATTTGATGTAGGTGAATGGTGGCTGGTAAACGAAGATAACACTGGTCTCCAACTGATGCGTAAGGTTGGTGGATCAGGTGTTTGGGTTGAAAACTAAAGGGGAAATAATGGTAACTAGAGAAGATCTAAAAGAAGTTTTGGATATTCCAGATAAAGATGAAATTAAAGAACATTACGGATTTACTTATAAATCAAGTGATGACTGGAGAAAAATAACAACTAAAGAAACTACGATTTCTTTTGAGAGTTACTCTATACAAGATGTTTTAGAGAACTTCCACACATTTTTAAATGCTGTAGGTTTTACATACGTAGGTTCTATTACTGTAAATAGTAAAGACGGTGAGAAAAGTTGGAGCACTGATGGATCACACACATGAGGATAGTGAGTTCATACAGCATGAGCCGTGTCCTAAGTGCGGATCTCGTGATAATCTAGCACGTTATGATGACGGACACGCCTTCTGTTTTGGATGTAACTACAGAGAAAAAGCTGAGGGTGGCGAACAGAAAGTAGTATTACAAAGGGGAGAAAAAAATATGGATTTTGTTGAAGGTGAAGTGACAAATCTAAGTGCACGAGGTATTTCTTTGGAAACGTGTAGGAAGTGGGATTACCGTGTAGGTGAGGTTGCAGGACAACCAGTACAGGTAGCTAACTACAAAGATTCAAGTGGAGAGAGAGTAGCACAGAAGATTAGGTTTCGTAATAAAGATTTCCACACCAGAGGTGACATAAAGGAAGCTGGTTTATATGGTCAGCACCTATGGTCAGGTAAAGGAAAGAAAGCTATAGTTTGTGAAGGTGAAATAGATGCATTATCCGTTTCTCAGTCTCAAGGTAATAAGTGGCCTGTCTACTCCATCCCAAATGGGTCAGCAGGAGCCTCAAAAGCTATCCGTAAGAGCATAGAATTACTTAATGGGTATGATGAGGTTATATTTTGTTTTGATAGTGATGATCCGGGTATTAAAGCTTCTCGTGAGTGTGCTCAAGTTCTACCTCCGGGTAAAGCTAAGATAGCTAAACTACCTTTGAAAGATGCTAACGAAATGTTAGTTAAAGGTAGGGTTAGAGAGTTAATAGATTGTATCTGGCAAGCTAAAGTCTATAGACCAGACGGTATTGTTAATGGTAAAGATTTGTGGGATATAGTTAGTGCAGAAGACTCTATGGCATCTTGTCAGTATCCGTATGAAGGGATAAACAAGAAGACACTAGGTATGAGACGAGGCGAGATAGTAACTATAACCGCAGGAGCAGGAATAGGAAAGTCTCAGGTATGTAGAGAAGTAGCAAACCACATACTCAATCAAGAAGAGAAGATAGGTTACATAGCACTAGAAGAGTCGAACAAACGTACTGGACTTGGGTTTATGGGACTTCACTTAAATAAACCACTACATCTAGGTACAATTGAAGTTACAGATGAGGAATTTAAGGAAGCATTCGACAATACCTTGAATACTGGAAACATATTCATGTATGACCATTGGGGTTCACTTGAGAGTGACAACCTTCTATCCAAGATCAGGTACATGGTGACTGCATGTGGGTGTAGCTTCATAATATTAGACCACCTGTCCATTGTTGTCTCAGGTATTGAAGAAGGTGACGAGAGGAGAACCATTGATAACTTAATGACTAAACTCAGAGGTTTGGTAGAAGAGGTAAACTGTGGGCTTGTACTTGTATCACACCTTAAAAGACCACAAGGTAACAAAGGACATGAAGACGGTGCTCAAACTAGTATGGCACAATTACGTGGATCTGCCGCAATTGGACAACTTTCTGATATAGTTATTGGTTGTGAAAGAGATCAACAAGGTGATAATCCTGATCGTACCACAGTTAGGGTACTAAAAAACAGATGGACAGGAGAGACAGGTATAGCATGTGAGTTAGACTACGACCATAAAACTGGAAGACTTACTGAAGTACCACTTGATGAGATCCCTTTTGATGAAGAGGAAGATACCGAGAGTTGGTCTGGTGATAGTTCGGTATTCTGATGAAAGTGTTTGATTCATTACATACAGATACTTGTTCTATTTGTGGACAGGATTCTGAATTAATAGGTGAAGGAGTACAAGGTATGCTCGGTTCTATTCCAGTCACATTTTGTGAACTGTGTCTGGACTCAATAATAGCAATGGTAGAAGATTTAAGTAGGGGTGAAGATGAGAACATGTATATTTGATATAGAAACTGACGGACTCTTAGAGGAGTTTACTAAAGTA